CCTGTTGTGCTTGTATGTGGGGAGTACAGTCTTCCTCCAGTTATCGCTGCCTGAGAAAGCGACGACAACTCTATCGGCTCCCAGTCGAACAAAGTTATCAGATATCCAGCAGTCAAACCTCTGACACGCTTCCCTGAAATCAGAGTGGAGAGTCCACATGTCATCACCCCAGTGAATGGGGGTCTCACATGCTAGAGTGACCTCATAAAGAACGATATCGCCATCAATTAGAATAGTTCTCATCCGGTGCGCCTCCTGCTTGTATCGCAAGCCTTCCTAGTTCAACCAAACCTACGCAGGCATGGTAAGAGCCAGAGAATGATATAGTCAAGTCCTCTGTTTGCTGTGTGCGTTTAGCGGCCCCAATAAATACCATCTCATCGAACCTATGCTGAAGTTCCTTAAGCATGTCCTCTGATGGTACAAATTTTAAGTCCATTACTGCAATCTTTTTAGAGAACTTACCCGCCGCTTAAGTGCTGTTCTCATAGCGGAGTTGGAGGGGTAGTACAGGGACCGAGTAAGCAGGTGCGCCTGCTCTTTCTTGTCCACAAGATATTGTGCAATAGCCTTACACACATTCAAGGCATTTTGCCCATATATCCGCCATCTAAAAACGACGTTACCCCTGCTCGTCTTCCTATTCAGAGCGACACAATTGCCCCCGAATATCCGGTTCATCTCTGCGATCACACCGGGCGTGATTGACTCGACTGTAATATAAGGAGTATTGGTTAGAGAGAAGCAGCCTTCTCCATCTAACAGGCCAGCAGCCCACGCTAGGTCAGTGGGTTTTGGCCCAGTTGCTTCCGATTCGGTAGTTCCCATCGAGTGGACAACGAAATCCGAGAGATTTTCCAGCGTCTCGTATTGAGTCCACTGAAATCCGCCCAACGTAGTCCGCGAGGTCCGGTTTGCATTGGAACTGGATTTCGTCATGGATGTGTCCAACCTGCAACACATCGTCCGTCCATCCCGCATCGGTTATCCGCTGGTGTATCAGACATGTAGCCTCCTTCATGGCTATGGCTCCGGCGGATTGTAACAGAGTATTCAGCGCACTGTGAGGAGAACGTACTTTTAGTTTTCTTCCGTCAATACCAGTGAGGTAATCTTGCGTCTTAAGTCGCCTCTGGACCCCCTCTTGTATCTTCTTGAGTGCAGGCATTTCCCGAAAGAATCTATTTTTCAACGTCCTCCCTGCCATGAAGTCCCCGTCAATTATAGATCCCAACTTGGCTTCGCCCGCACCGTATATAAGAGCGTATATAAATGTCTTTGCCTTGTCTCGATCAGGGAGACCAGCAGCCTCCTGATTAGTGGTATGAACATCTCCGTTGAGGATCGCTTCGGTATAGCGACCTCCATCAAAAGGGTAGGTGTAGTGAGCCAAGCACCTGAGTTCCAGTCCGCTTGCGTCCACACCGACGAGGACGTAGCCTTCTGTGGCTATGAACAGGCTGCGGCACTCCTCCCCCCAAGGAGCCCCGACGCGAGGCACTTGAGCCATGTTTGGACTGCTGTGAGTACACCTAGAAGTCACTGCTCCGCAGGGGTTAATACGACCGTGTATCCGCCCAGCCTCCTCCATCTTTAACCACGCATTTCTGCCATCAGCGACCTGACCCAGCCTCTTTGAAATCGTCAAATATGAGATGATTGATTGAATTTCAGGATACTTGAGGTCACTAAGGACAGACTCATCCACCTTCGGCCTCCCGTCAGCAGTGAACTCCTGTGGAGCCCACCCGTGCTTCGCCTTAAGTCCGTCAGCGATCTGGACGCGAGAGCCGGGGTTGAAGGGGACCACCTTAACCCTCAGTTCCCCGTTCATAAGCCTCTTCCTACTGCTGATCGGAGCATCCTGCTTCCTGACGAACCTCTCTTTGGTTACTGGGTCTTCGTAATAAGCGGGGGTTTTCATTGTGACTGTCTGAGAAGGGAACTCCTCTTGCAACTGCTTCTTGAGTCGTATTTGATCACTGAGGAGAGAGGTGTGGAGTTCCTTAGCCGCGCTTACGTCGAAACCGAATCCGTTTCTCTCTTGTTGTGAGACGATGGCCGCGAATTCGTGTTCCAGCATTGTAGGGTGGTCGGGAGGGTTCTCCTCCTGAATCCTATTCCACAGAGCCTGAGTAACTCTGACATCTTGACAGCAATATTCTCCCATCTCATCCGTATAAGCATCAAAAGAAATCGCAGAGTCTGCGAATTCCTGCTTAAGCACTCCAAGGCGTATCCCCCACGACTTTAGAGAGTGCCTGCCAATCAGGTTCCTAGGAAAGTCAGGAATTTGCCAGTCCTCATTCTGAATGTCAGGCCACAGCATCCTAGACAGGATGAGGGTATCCCTGATCTTGCCTTCTGGCTCCCACTCAGGGTGCAACTTCTGAATTGCCCTTACATCAAAGTCCTGAATATTGTGTCCGACAATAACGTCAGCAACACGGAGCCTTTCCAGAGCCTCTTCAATAGGAACTAATTCAGACTCTCCATCAGGGGTCGCAATTGCTATGCAGTGAATAGTCTTCAGCCCAAGAAGAGTCCTGAAGTTCGTAATCGCATTCGTCTCAATATCAAATATCAGCGTGTTCATTCCTATACTCCGGGTACGTCTACTAGATCTGGAGAAACCCACTCGCTCAGCCGCCCAGTGTCGGCGTCGTATTCTAGGGTTGTTGTGATTCCTGTCTCGCCAGCATAGCGATTTTTCAGAACCCGTAGCGTAAGAAGCCTAGAATTTCCTTCTTCTTGTTGATTACGCTCGCACCCAATGACGGCATCACTAAGTTGAGCGATGGCGTGACTGCCTCTCAACTGAGAGAGACTGGTTCGGCCACCTTCTTCGTGGCTCCGACCAGCATCCGGTCGTTTCAAGTGGGAGACCAGAACCAGATGCGCTCCTGTCTCTTCCACCAGAGAACGCAATCGCGTCATGGTGCTGTCAATCATTCTCCGCTCATCGCCGGTTTCCAAAGCACTGACTACAATGGAAAGGTGGTCAAGGAATATGAATTCACACTCCATTGCTCTCGCCATATATCGAACGCGATTCAAGAGGTTAGAGGGATCAATAGAGCCCCAGTGATCATACAGAACTAATCTGCCTGATCCAGCGGTATGGTCAAACGCTTCTCGCTTCTGTTCCTCAGTGAGTCCTTCTATGTCCCACTGGTGAATAGGAATGCCTAACCACAACGCCATAAGGTGTTCAGCAGTTTTCTGTACACTCTCTTCAAGAGCGATGTACCCAACTCTACGGTCTAACCCAATGAGATATAAGGCCAGTTCCCTAGCAACGCTACTCTTGCCAATACCAGTACCAGCAGTGAGGGTTACAAGTTCTCCGCCCCGCATTCCATACAACTTATCGTTGAGAGAGCCCCAAGGGTAGAGGACCGATGTCTTGGCTTTGGACCCTGTGATCAGATCCCACACCTCTTCTCCGGGTATGACCCCATCGGGACGGTATGACTTAGCCCCGTATACAGCATCAATAAGTTCTCTGGCTTTACCGCTGACCAGACAGTCATTGGCATCCTTGTCAGGTAGACTGGTGACAATCTTAACCTTGCCGGGGGACAACTGCTGGGCAGCAGCGACAGCCGCCTCTCTCCCCTGAGCATCCTGATCGAAACAAAGCACTACCGTCTCGAATGACTCAAGCCAACCAAGGCTCTTGGCGATTGTTCTCGCAGCAGATTTCGCTCCATTAGGAATAGAAACCACAGGCCACTTGAGGTTAAACACCTGAGATACGGAGAGCGCATCAACCTCGCCCTCTGTGATCGTCACCATCTTTCCTGAGTCTCTCCAAAGGTGAGACCCATAAAGACCTACCTTGCTGGAATCCCCCAGCCACCTGAAAGTCTTGTCTTGGAAACGCAACTTCTGAGCCACGGGATTCCCAGTGTCATCAAAGTAGTTAGCGACTTGGACGGGACGACCGTCAAACGTCCCAACACCATACCGCCACTTCTTACATGTCTCTTCATCAATCCCTCTACGGAGCAGAGGGACTACTTCATATTCAATTAAGTCAGTCACTTTATAAGTCTCCTTTACTTCAGTGCTGCTGCTGTGTTCGTAGTGGTCGCACCCAAAACAGTAGGCGTGACCGTCCGTATATCTCGCAAGATTGTCCTTAGACCCACAGTTGGGGCAAGGTTCGTGTCGTAGGAATTCGCTCAACTTTACTCACCTCCAGTCTAATACCGGGACAATCGCCGAACTCTTTCGACATATTTGCCCACACCAACTGATCATCGTCAAGCCAAACAACCTCATTCAAGACATCCAAAGTCTTGAAGTAGTTGTCCACATCTCCACGAGGAAATGTACGCTTAGTCGTTTTAGGTCTAGGGACCATAAATACCGCAGAGACCGCAAGCGGCCCCTCAAGGGGGAACTCTGACGGGATTTCGGAAGACCCAAGGATCTCTCCGCAGATCTTGCGAAATGCCGTGTACCTCTTCCCGTAGTAGACGCCCGAACCCCACCTCGAAAACCTAGGTCTTGAGGCAGGGACGGGGACTACTGGGAGGAGTAACTTCCAGACTGAACCAACCTGCTCAGAAATCAAACTCTTCTGAGTCGTCGGCTCCGGTGGTGACTGCTTCTGTGGCTTTCTCTTCTTTGCCACTGGTCTCAAATCCCTTCTCTTTCGAGAACGACCATGAATCGAAGGAGTCACCCTTTGTATATTCAACCAGTTCAATGACCTGAACGGCCTTCAATCTTAGGGAGATTCCAGCCCCAGCAATCGAAGTGTGGTACGGAATTACTTCTGCACCAATCTTGATCTTGGAGCCGCCACCGATGGTCTCTGTTATAGGATTGCCATTCGAGTCGAACAATGCAGGCCGCTGTTCCCAGCGATCTCCACCACTCATC